AAACGTTCACACCCCAAATCAAGTCCATGCTAGAACGTAAGCTTCGTGCAGAAGCTGAAGGCATGGAAGATGCAGCAGAAATGGAAGAAGCAACAGAACTTCCACACGAAGATGCTGAAGCAGAAGGCTCAGCAGAAATGCCAGCCGATTCATCAGACATCGGCGCTGGCGACAACAAGGAACCATCACCAGAAGCATTCGATTCAGCAGAAGATGATATGAGTGGCGAAGGTCACACTGATTCAGAAACTGACTGGTATGAAGATTGGACAGAATCCGACTTTGACCTTGACGAAGTAATCAAGGAACTTGAAGAAGATGTCAAGTTACTTGAAGGTGAAGGCGAAGAAAAGGAAGAAGAAATGGAAGACGAGAAGGAAGAAAAGGAAGAAGAAAAGGAAGAATCAGAAGGCGAAGAAGACGAAGACAAGGGTGAATACCCAGAAGGCGAACCTGCTGGCGTAGAAGGCGACGAACCACCAGCCGACTCTTCGGATATCGGTGAACCAGGCAAGGCAAAGTTCACACTTGATGAATTCCTTTCAATGATGCAAGAAGCTGGATATGATGTAAATGAAATGGGCTTCGACCATGTATTACCAGCAAATGAACCACCAATGGAAGAATCTGGTCCTGAAATTGGTGAAGGTGAAGTAAAACGTAGAAATAAAGTAATGAGTAAAATGCATACTATGCGTGTAGGAAGAGCAGCAGCCGCTGCAAACCCTGACCAAGATTCAAACCTTAGTTCAGATGATGCAGGTACACGACTTTCTGCAACTATGAAAGCAGGAAGAAAGGCAATGAGTTCACAAGGAACAATGGAAGAAAACGATTTAAATCTAGAAGAAATTCTAGCTATGTTAGAAGCCGAAGAAGCAGGTCAACCTGAATCTGAAACAATGGCTTCTGAAGTACAAGCACTTCAAGAAGAACTTGCAGAATATCGTAAGGCAGTTGATATCCTACGAGGCAAGCTACATGAAGTCAATTTACTTAATGCAAAGTTGTTATATACCAACAAAATCTTCCGCAAGGAAGGCTTGACCAACGAACAAAAGGTCACCATCGTCGAAAACTTCGACCGTGCAACCACCATTCGTGAAGTCAAGATGGTATATGCAGTTCTTGCAGAATCTTTGATTCCACAAAAGTCAGTAAAGGTAGCTGGAACAAAGAAGATTGTAGCAGAAGGATTTGCAAGTAAGGCAACTCCTTCAACCGCACCAAAGACCGAAGCACCAGAAGTAATCGCAGAAAACTCTGTTGCTAAGCGTCTACAACAACTCGCAGGAATCATTTCATAACTCAATAGGAGAATAAAGCATGTCAGACGTAATGAACCTTATCAACGAATCAAGCCAAGCACACAAGGTAATCGTTGAACAATCCCGTAAGCTTGCTGGCAAGTGGGAAAAGTCAGGTCTTCTCGAAGGACTTGGCGGCACCGACAAGCAAAGCATGGCAGTAATGCTTGAAAACCAAGCATCACAACTTCTTTCAGAAGCATCAGTAACCAACGCAGCAGGAACCTCAGGCGAACAATGGGCAGGTGTAGCACTCCCACTCGTCCGTAAGGTTTTCGGCTCAATCGCAAGTAAGAACTTCGTATCAGTCCAACCAATGAACCTTCCTTCAGGACTTGTGTTCTACATGGACTTCAAGTACGGTAACACCCGTCTTGGACAAACTGCAGCAACCTCACTTTATGGTGACTCATTAACTGGATACAACAGTGCATTTGGTAACACCAACACTGGCGGTCTCTACGGCGCAGGTCGTTTCGGCTACTCAGTAAATGATACATCATCAGCAGGTCTCTCAGTAGGAACCTCATCTGTATCATTCTCAGATGTTAACTACAACACCGATTATGTAGCAACTGGCTCATATCGTAAGTTCACAATCTCATCTGCACGTACTACACTTGCAAATGCAGATTTCTTAGCAGTACGTACCTTCGTACCATCAGGCTCAGTAGCTGACTTCGGTTCAAAGGTTGTTCCAGAATTCACCAAGTACGACGAAACAGCAAACACTGTTACCTTCATCGTAGAAACAACTGGCAACGCAGTACTTGCAAAGGTTGAATACAGTAAGCAACCAACTGACACCACCCGTGGTGATTTCGAAGACCGCGATGGTTCAGTAACCAACCTTGACATTCCACAAATCGATTTGGAACTCAAGAGTGAAACAATCGTAGCAAAGACACGTAAGTTGAAGGCAGTCTGGTCACCAGAACTTGCACAAGACTTGAACGCATACCACAGTGTTGATGCAGAAGCTGAATTAACAGCAATGTTAAGTGATTACATCTCAACCGAAATCGACCTCGAAATCCTTGACATGTTAATCGCAGCAGTCCCAAGTATCACCACCGAATACTGGTCAGCACAAGTTGGCACCGTATGGAATGGTAGTGCATTCGCAGCTTCATCATTCACTGGAACTGCATGGACAAACATGACCTGGTACCAAACACTTGGTCAAAAGATGCAAAAGGTAAGTAACAAGATTCACCAACTCACCATGCGTGGTGGTGCAAACTTCGCAGTTGTTTCACCAACCGTTGCAACAATCCTCGAAACCATTCCAGGATTCGCAACAAACACAGATGGCGACAAGATGGAATTTGCAGGTGGCGTAAGTAAGGTTGGTTCATTCCAAAACCGCTTCACCATCTACAAGAACCCATACATGAAGGAAAACATCGTATTGATGGGCTTCCGTGGAAGTAACTTCCTCGAAACTGGTGCAGTATATGCTCCATACATCCCACTCATCATGACTCCGCTCGTGTATGACCCAAATAACTTCACACCACGCCGTGGCGTGATGACCCGTTATGCTAAGAAGGTCGTACGTCCAGAATTCTTCGGTAAGATTTACATCGAAAATCTTGGATTAGTATAATCTAACTAAGTAACGGAGGGAATAACTAGGGTGGCCGAAAGGTCACCCTTTTTATTTTCCACAGGGCAAAACATGAGTTAATCGTTTATTAAAACTATTTATTACTAGTCCTTTACTAGAGAGTAATATGGAAACACAAGAACCAATTTTTTACGATGGTAGTCCTGGAAATCCTGTAGGAATTACTCCATTTGGATTCTTTGATAGTGATACAGCATTTCAAACTGACGCACCCAAGGCAGCAGAATATGTTGCTCGTAAATTAGGATATCCAGTTGTTGAAGTAGAATTACTTGATAAACAAATATATGCATGCTTTGAAGAAGCAATATCCACATATGGTAACCAAGTTAATCAGTTCAATGCTCGGGAACATATGTTAACATTGCAAGGTACAAATACGTCAACATCAGCAACACAAAAGAATATCATTGGGTCAGCATTACCACAAGTGGTAAGACTGGCAAACGACTATGGTGTAGAAGGATTGTCTGGTGGTAATGTCACTGTTAGAAAAGGATACATTTCTGCATCAGCAAATGTACAAACATATGATTTGAAAACACTGTGGGCAGACCCATATGAAAGTGGCTCTGAAATAGAAATTCGTCGTGTGTATCATTATATGCCACCCGCCATCGCTCGTTATTATGACCCATTCGCAACCACAGGTCTTGGTCTAACAAACTTGATGGCAGAATTTGGATTCGACGGATACTCACCACCAGTTACATTCGTCATGATGCCAGCATACGAAGATTTACTCCGTATCCAAGCAATTGAAGTCAATGATATGATTCGTAAGAGTCAATATGGATTTGAAATTTCAAATAATATTATTAGATTCTCGCCAATCTTTAAAGAAAGCAAAGTGGTGTATTTTGACTACATCGTAGTAAAAGACAAGAAAGCAAATGTGTTCCAATCTGGAAGCGCTGGTCAATTTAGTAGTGATTTATCAAATGTTCCATATACACACATCGTATATGCAAATACAAATGATATGTCACGCACATGGATATTCAGATACACGCTGGCACTAGCAAAAGAATTACTTGGAATCATTCGCTCAAAGTTTGATAATATTCCATATCCAGATGGACAAATTCGTTTAGATGGAGATAAGCTACGTAAAGAAGGTGCAGATGAAAAAGCACTTCTAATTAAAGAACTTCAAGATACGCTTGATGAAACTGGGCTACGAGCACAGATGAAAAAGCAGATGGAAAATGCACAAGCGATGCAACAAATGTTTAGTAAAGTTCCAACTCTTATTTACGTAGGCTAATACATGGCACGTTTCGTCAATCAGCGGGATTTTGAATTCATACAACACATCACTCGTGAACTTATTGATGAAACGATGGATGTGGGTGTAGTATTGTATAAACTTGTCGTAGAAGCAACCAAGGTCAATATCTATGGTGAAAGCACAGTCAAGCCACGATACACGCCAGTGAAAGTAAACGCCATAGTCAATTACAATAAGAATACAGTAAGTTCTGGGGACGGATTTGGTATAGACCAACAACAAAGAGTAGACTTTAGATTCGCAAGAAGAATGTTACAAGAAGTCAACACCTATCCAGAAATCGGTGATATCATTGGATATAATAGTCACTATTATGAAATCAACAATATCCAAGAAACTCAATTGATTGCGGGCAAACCAGGATTCAACACAGCAATTATCTGCGTTGCACATCTAACTCGTCGTACAAGTATCGATATTGAGGAGGCACAAGTATGACATTTGACCCAGAACGCAAGGAACCAGTCAAGATAGTAAACGATAATCAGCAAACACAACGTGTTCAAAATCGTGCAGATGATACGACAAATGATGCTGCTCCTATAAAAGTAACACTATATACGGTAGATAATGCGATTATCAAATACCTGTCTGACAGAATAAAACCTGTGGTTACCCAAAATGGCAATCAAGTAAACGTCCCGATTATATACGGCAACCCAGAACGTTGGAAAAGTGCTCAACGGGATGGCGTATTGCGCGATTCTATTGGAAAAGTTCAATTACCAATGTTGCTAATCCGCAGAACGGCAATGAAAAAGACAGGAATTAATTCCCCAGTTAACAAGTACTATGACCGTACTTTTTATACAGGATGGAACCGCAGAACACCATATGACAGATTTAATCTAGTAAACGGAATTACCCCAAGTAGAGAATATTACGTCACCACAGCAGCACCAGACTATTATGAATTCACATACAAGTGTATGATTTGGACTGAATATATGGAGCAAATGAACGCTGTTGTGGAAAACATATCATTCGAAAGTGATGAATTCTGGGGAGAACAAAATAGCTATAAGTTCCGCACTATTATTGACTCGTTTGAACCACTTACCGAATTACCAAGCAGTAAC